TTCACTTTTACATACCTTTAATTCCTTAAGCAGTTACGCCATTGTCCAATTCAGTAACAATGATGTCGACTGTTGCCGCCGAAGGCAGCGTACCGGAGGTGTTTAGACTCACGGTCACCAATCCTGGTGAAGTAATAGTCGCGAGGACGATTGCTCCATACATCATAGCTGCTGAAGTTGCTGAGTTAGTCGGGGCCTCAGCGAGATTGGAAGCATCATTGTTCCAATATGTCTTAAGAGACACGCCCGTATAACTAAACAATGGGAAAGCTGTAGAAGGAATAGTAGTTCCAGACCAATACACATTCAAGAGGTACTGCTGCCCAGGTTGAGCAGAGAACGAAAAGTTTGTGCTTGTGACTGAAAGATTCAAACTTCCCGAGGCTTGAGTGGTTGCTGTTCCGAGTGGCACAATATTGCCCACACCGGATCTGCAAACATGACCTGAAGGAATGTTTCCACCAACGTCAGTTGGCAAAACTGGTTTGAAGAATTCCACACAGTAAGAAACCCAGAGCTCTCCTAAAGTTTGAGTCAGATTGGTTTGATTGGCGAACTGGAAGTTGCCATAATCATACAAACGCAAATCTTGGTTTGGAGGAACCGCTCCCGACCTCACGTACCGTTGTGGTAACGTTGTCAGTGGAGTAGCGCATTCAATACCGTGAATCAAACCCGTGGTCGGCTTGACAGAGACCGCAAACTCAGAATTTTCCATAGCCTGCTTTGTGCTATATGTCGGCGCATCAGCATTATAGTTGGTGGCCATAACGACAACCCCAGGTGCTCCTGAGGTCACAAAGTCGGTAATCAAAGGACGAAATTCAAATATGATTCCGTGCCAACGATATTCCTGGAAATTCTCAGCAACGGTTGACAACCAAGGAAAAGTCTGACTCATTCCAGGGTTAAGTGGGTAAGCAACGTTAGTGAAAGTATTACTACCGGCACCAACAATGTCACCCAGGTATTCCCTGTGACAAATGATATTAGTTCTCTCAGAAGTACTAAACTTAGGAATCTGAGAACCATTAGTAAGAACATTGTAGCCGGGTTGAGCTCCGACCATTTGGTAGTCGCCCTGGCCCATAATAGCAGCAATGCCATTACCAAGAAATTTCCCGATATTACCGCCAAGCTGGGGAGCTCCAAAAAGTCCACCAATGCTGCTTCCCAGTATGCGACCTGAAGCAGCAAAGGCACCCTTCTCAGAGTTTCCTTTAGCTTTGGGTTTTGGATTTTGTTTCGGCATTTGTTTTGGTGTTGCCTTCACACTCTTTTTGCCTTTCTTATTAGTCATAGTATTGGATTCCACATGACCAGCGGGACTGTGCATCCACTCTATACTGCTAAAGCAGGTTTCCGTGCAGTCTCTTGGCATTTGTGTTAGCACAGGCTGTATATTGCTGTTTTGGAAACTTAAATGAGTGAACCCAATATTGGCTGTAGGAACACTAGCTGTGGCAAATTGAGTCAACCAACCAGAAGCTAAAATGAGAGCTGTCAGTTTACCAACATTAGGACTGTTTCTAAACTCGTGACTAAATTGGGCTGCTCTCTCATCAAGCTCTTGTTGATCCTTCGGTTTGTAATGAAGCAAGTTGAACAACTGCTTATCCTCATTTAAGGGATAGGCAGTCCCATTGACCCACCGCATGGAGCAAAACTCGAAATCGTCAACTGTCGTAAGCTTAATGGCTTTAATATTCTTACCTATGGATTCATACGCTTGCTTAGCGGCATCCAATTTGGCAAATGGTTTTTCCACGGAGTCATCTCCCATGGTTTTAGATCCACCTCCTTGCATGACGTCGCCCAAACTGCCAAGGACTCTCCATCTAGCCAGCAGCGCGGCTCCAAACCTCTTCGCAGAGTTAGAAGCTGACGTGTTAGCCCAGCCAGATTTCATAATTCCTGGGTAAACTTGAGCATAGAGGGATCC